TCTCTTGCTTCACAACTCGTTTCTCTTTCTGATGCATCATCTTCTTCACGGTTGAAGCCAATTTTTGCACTGATTTCGATTGGCTCTTTTTGGGCATTTCGATTGCTCTCTTTGCTGTCAAAGAACGTGTCTCGTGTAATCTGTGCTTGAATGGATTGACTTCCAAATTGTCGATAGCGTACACCAACTTCTTCGTAGTCCAGCCTAATGCGTTAGCAACGGGTTGAACGAATTTGTTTTGTACGTCTTGACCAAAAGACGTCGTGTTTGAAGATGAAAATTCGATTTGCACGGAATCACGTGCCACTTCACAGAAAAAAGAAGGGCTGCCAATGCAATGAAGCACAGCAACCAAATGCATCGATGTCAAAACTAGGCCAACGAACAAAGGCCCTGGATTTTCTTCAACACACTCAAGTCTCCTCTTCCATCTCTGCAAATCAATTTGTTCGAGCTTGGCGTAAACAGCGGGTGTGGCACCACTAGTCTCAAGGCCGAGCATAAAATTCTGCATCAACTCTTGCGAGAGAGCAAGCTCAGGTCTTATCCGACGAGACAATCGCGCAGCTCTTGAAATTTGTCGTCAACAAAAGCATACTCCAACATCAAGGACAACAGCTGATCCGGATAGAACGCCGTTTTGCTTGACTCTTTACAGGTCAAAGCAAAAGCGTGTTTGTTCCAGTTCAAAGGAACCGGGACATACACGCCACTCTTGTGTTTAAAGAACTTGTGTGAGCAGAAGGTTCGATCCTCCAACCGCCCAAATTCAGCTTCTTTACAAGTGTACCCTATACTAGATAGAAACCGCATATAGTCTAGTTTGTATTTTTCTCGGAGTCTTTCAAGCGTATCGTCACCAATTGAGGCAACTTTATGCTGTTGGTTCTCGTAGAGTCCAAACCGCACCAGACAAAAGTACACTTTGTTGATCACTTGCATTCGCGAATTGCCACTAAGAGTAATCATTGAGCCACTGCGCACAATGCCCGCCTCAAGTTGTTCAAGGATGGTTCCATCCGAGAATATCACTCGAGACTTAAGCAAAGAATCATAGCACGCATCAAATCCTCTCTTAAAGACATCATTGGGATTCACGCACAATCGCCACCGCACATCACGTTCCATAAGAATGGTGTGTTGTGAAGCACTCATGTCCCACCCTTTCATATCTTTATCGCAAATGCCATCAGTTCCGTCGTCCAGGTCTTTGAACAAACGGTGGAAACCGCCTCTAACATTCGACATGCCGCCTTTCGACGGTATTTCTCTGAAATTGGCAATCTCCGAAGTCAACGAGGAATCAAGAAATAGGCGATGCACAAGTTGATATTCAAGTGGCAAAGCCCAAATCAGTCGTAATCGACCCTCGATGATTTTCTGGATCTTGTGGGGTTCTGGTTTGACAAAAATGCGCACAGTAGGGTCACGCAAGGGTTTCCCCTGGCGTAAATCTTCCATGAGCTCCAAAAACCGATGCCGCGCTTGAGCAAACAAAGCTGGGTCTTGCAAGACAGATTCGTTGTTTCCAACTCCCTGCCAAACATAAGGATAACCCGGCGAAGATTTCTTCTCGACACGCTCCATCAGCAACACAAACAAACGTTCACACATTTTCACATCAGGAAACACGGAAAAACCACACTTCCAACGAGCACTTGTGTACAACTTTTCAACCTCATCAACAATGCAGCGCCACAACTTTTGGGAAGGCGCGGGGCTGCGATTGAAACTTCCAGGAACTTGTTTTAAGAAGCTGATTTTTTCTCCTCTGGCGCTGGTATCTGGTTGCCCATAACCTGCTGCATCGAGGCGCCACCTGTCGTGACAACCTGGCTGGCTAACCCAGCGCTTGTTTGGCCTGACAAGGGGACGTTCTGCATCAACACTGACAATGAAGGGGCCGATACGATTTCCGGCTCGATACGCTTCGGCAAGATCTTCAGTAGGGTTACATCGTCGCTCCTGATGTTCAGTCTCCTGCCATCGGGGAGGTTCGACCACCTTTGCAACACCTGTTTCCCTTCCTTGATCACTGGTGACTTCGTCTTGAAGTCTGTGACCACCCGCCAGTCGCTCCAAGGGAGCTTCTCTTGGTATTCTTTCAGATCTTTTTCCGAGATCCTCAAGAGGATGGGTTTGGGGCTTTGCTGAGGCCCTTCCAACAGCGACTCCTTGGGTTTGGCTGAGCTCCGCTTGGACTCTTGCTTCTCCTCTGGTCTCGCTTCTTGCTTGGGTTTCTTCGCTTTCTTCTTTCGTTTCTTCTTGGCCTCCGATCCAGGGGCCTTCCCTTCTGGCGAATCCGGCACGACGATTTTCTCTGCCTGTTTGTCCCCTGAGGGTTTGAAAACTCTCTTGGACTCTTGGGTTTCTTTCATCGTCGCATCCTTCACCTCTTCTTGTTTCGACACCTCTTCCTTTTTCGCCTCGACCGGTGCCTTGTCGGGCGCCGGAGGAAAATTTGTCACCAACGCCGCAACCTTCTCAGGTACAGGGTTGGATTTTTGTGTGAGCGCTTTCGCAAAGTCAAGGGAAGCCTTAAGAACATGCGATTCATAACCACTTCCAGTGATCGCACCAGCCATGCCGTTTCCAGCTTTGGTTTGAGCAGCGAGGTACTCCTCAAAAGCTGCCGCTTTGTCGATCTCTTTTTGCAGTCGTTCCGAGTCATCCTCACGGCGCTCGTGCTCAGTTCGCGTGTCTTCTCGCTCCCATTTCTCAACCTGGTCCCAGTAATCATCGTTTTTGCCACGAAGGAACGTCTCATCAGCACTTTCCCTAAGGTAGTTGCCTTGAGCTCGCTCATACTTGAACGACCGGTACTCATCTGCATCAAAGTTGTGTGTTTTCCCCGTTCGCGAGTTGTATATAGAATACATCTCCTCAGAGCCAGTTGTCCATTTTTCAATGTGCAAATCTTGCTGTGAAGAGTCTCGCATCCCCTGCAACGCATTGGCAAGGAAATACTCATCGGAGTCTTCGAGTTTAGCTTTCTTCCTATGTCTCAAGAAGAGGTCCAAAGCTTCGAGCCACGATCCAACGGGAAGACAATAATTTTTAGGCTTATCACCCATAAAATGCATGAACATCATACGCCCACCGCACATCACCGGCCAACCGCACCAACCTGGGTAGGTGGTAGCGCAATGGCCGACATGCAACGCTCGGGGGGGATCAATGTGTCCAACACTAGTGTGCAACTTGCCGTCAATCATGCCATAAAAGGAACCGCAAATGGTGCCAAAAGAGCCTGGAGCTGGCGAGCCGTACGAAACGGCAGAAACGCCTGCGGGCCACTTAGTCAGCGGTACCAACACAAATTCATGGTTTTCTGGTTTAAAACACGAGCTGTGGTTCATTGTGAAAAATGTTCGGTCACCTTTCGGGCCCTGCAAATAAACATTTTCACCTTCTTCATAGTTCTGCATTTGGTGTTTTGTAGTCGCTAAAAATTCTCCGCCACTATGCCTAAGCTTCACACGCACACAACCACCATTATCTTGAAGGACATTGGTGAAATTGGTTGTGGTGTAGGCACCTTCTTTCAACAACCAGCAACCTCCGCTCGGCCAAGAGCCAGCAACGGTGGGGATAGAACCCTCTTTGGGCGATTCAAGAACCGGCCCATCGGAGCTCGTCTGTATTGTTTTCAGAATTGCAGAGAAATCAGCGCTGCTCATACGCACAAGGCCTTTATTGGTCTCAAA